TGCACAAACAGGTTGTAGTATGCTGGGTCACTCTCAAACAGGTGCACTAGAGCATAATCTCCATCTGTGTGCGTCTGCATTAACCTGAACAAGCTCTTTGGAGCTTCATGATATGTTTTAATCATACATTATTGCTATTCCTTTCCATATACTTAATAAGTCTGTTTAAATACCAAGCAGCTTTCTTCAAGTCCTCTAGACCATTCTTATAACGCTCTCGAGTGATGTACTTAATCACCTGACCTTTGATGTAGCCTCGATATTCTTCGTAGGTGAGCTGGTCCTCCTGAATTTTAATGACCTCAATTTTGCCCCTATTGTAGTGACTCGGATGGTTCACATTGTCTGCCATAACTAAAAATCCTCCATTGTTAGTTGTGTAGGATCCAGACCGAAAGGTCCGTATTGCTTAGTAAGTTTTTCTTCGTTGTATTTAAACACTTCGTCTAGTGTGAGACCCTTAGCTCGAGCTGTTACAATTAAATACCAAAGGACATCACCGAGCTCATCAACCCATCGTTCTCTCTCGACAGGCTTTTCCTGGTAAACCTCTCTCTTCAACAGACCGGCGACCTCACCAGCCTCCTCTGTAAGACCGCACACAGCATGTTGTAATGCTCTATCGTCTGTTAGGTCTCGAAGTGGAGAACACTCAAGCTGCATCTCTATAGATTGATGGAGCTCTTCTAGGGTGAATGATACACCATTACTTGGTAGAGTTAGCATTGCGTTCGGCCTCCCTCCTAGCTTTTAGATACTCTTTTAGTTCAGGAGTAGCTCTCCAAGAGTTGGAACCGCAGGCCCTTACAGCTCCTGCAACCAAAAACTCCTTAAACATATCGTACATGAAATACCGGTCCACACCCAAAATCTCTCGTGCCATCTTGAGACTGATAGTACCAGCATCCATGAAGGCTTCAAGTTTTGGGTAACGCTCTAGCCACTTTTCTACAACTTTTATATCCATTACTACACCTCCATTTGCTTTGCGATTTCCATCAGAAGCTTATCAGGCACGTAACTAGCACCAGCTCCTGGTCGTAGCAGACCTCTTGTAATTAAGTCCGACAGAATCTTCGAGCTGTCTGCTCGGTCTATGCCAAGAATCTCTTGGAATTGATAACCCTTAAATGATGTTGCTGTTAGTAGAGACTTGATTGCCGGGTGCGCTGTAACAAGCGCTCTAACAAAGTCAAGGTTCTCTGCTCTCTTAGCTTGAGCTCTCTTGTACTCTCGAATGTAGTCTCCATATCCGAAAGAGCTCTTGTTGAGAGTTGCTGTCAGGAACTCTCGAGCGAATTCTACATGCTTAACATCTACCAAAAGAGAACCGTCATATGCTCCGCATAGAATTGCGAAGGAACAGGCCAATCGTAGGAGCTTCTCATGGACCGCCACACCTACTACTAGCGGGCCGCCCCCAAGCTCCTCATTAAGTTGCGAGGCTACTTCACGCACTCTAGTGCGCACCTCTTTTGTAATCTTAATATCTTCGGCTGTTAAGCTCCAAGCCAGGTTGAAGAGCCCTTGCCAAGGTTCCACCTTAACAGGTGTCTCAAAATCGATACCGGCTAGGTCATCAACATCCTCTCGAGCAGCGGAAAGCACTAGGTCGAAACGAGCCTGGTCTTCAACTATCGGTATGAACTCTTGAAAAGCACCGTAACCTTTCCAATAAAACTCTGACAAGTTTCTACCCGACCTGGGGTTACTAAGCCAAAGGAGTCGAGTACGTGCTCGAGCTTCGCCCTTAACAATCTTATTAAGAGTAACTGCACCGCTGGAACGAGTTGATGAAAGGTCCTTAATGTCATCAATCTCCAAGCCCGAGGCTTCGTCAATTATCAACAGGCCTCTATCGTTCATAGGAATAGCACCCCAGGTTACAACCCAGGAGTCGCCGAATCTCTGCACGCCCCCGATAACGCCAGTTCGTCTGGCATTCTCACCGTTGATGTACCCGCCCATACCTAACGTCTTTACAAAGCGCTGAGCCATTTGACTCTTACCGGTACGAGTATCTCCGATAACCATAGTGTCTAGCCACCCCTTAAGTAAACCTCCCTGCCAGGGTATCTCTGTTACAGAGCCGTAGGTCAGAAGTATAGCACCGAACAGGTCAGGTCTGCCTTCAATTGCGAGGGTAGGTAGCCACTCTTCGTAGTACCCGTTTATCAGCTCTTCCGCTGTTTTAGCTTTCGCAGCCGCAGCACGGAATGGCTCTAATGTTACATCATCTATAACCGGCTTAGGTTTCGTAACGTTCTCCGCATCTCGTATTACATAGAAGTTTTGCTGAGTCCTAGGGTCTGTTACTCTGCATGCCTCAAAGTTATACTTCAAAGTTGCGGAAAGACGGTAGTCTGTATACAAAAACACCCCGTAACGGTTCTCAAAAGAGGCCTCATCCAGCCCGTCAATAAACGAAGCAGACTCCTGAAAGATAAGCTTTTGGACGTTTATGTATTCAATTGGCTGCGCTGTGACAGACTTGCAACCAAAGATTTGTCGCAAGTAGTTGTCTTGCGCTGCGTCCGCAGCTTCTATAAATCTTAAGATTTGACGAGGGTCCACCTCTATCTCTTGCTCATATCCCTTTGTCTGCGAAAGTACTGCAAGGGGGCAAGGTTTGTCGCACCTAGTATTTCGGCACACACATCTTAGCTTAGTCGGTACAGTGTATATCTTTGGCTCAACACCTACCACACTCATGTTGTTGAGTCGTACCCAGGTGTTCAAGTTTTCAGTAAACTCCGACCGTACCAAGGAGATATCTTGCGCCTCGATAGCTTCTTTCTGACGCTCCAGCTCTTCATACGTTGTAGCAAATTGCCATATGTTGACAGGCTCATTAGCTTCCTGGCATGCTTCGTAGTAGGCCACGAAATCTTTTTTTGGTAGTTTTATGACTCGAATTGAGTTCGCGATGTTCTTGAGTAGCACCATGTAGGTATTCACAGTCTTTTGGCCTACGGTGTCTGTGTCCAACATTAGTACTACGTCTTTGCCTTTAAATAGAGACACTTCCTCTGTCGGTATTGCACTTCCACCTGTGCCGGTAACAGCGTTGTAACCTTGGGCTCTAGCAGCAATACAATCCTTCTCACCTTCTACAATAATGATCTCATCCTGGTCAAACGCCTCGTAAGGATAGTATCTCCGTTGTCCTAAGTTTCGCATGTTGAGACACTTAGGCTCCTTACCACCCTCAATACGTCGCTGAGGTGGTAGATATCGTCTCATGTTGACCCAATAACCTGTCTTGGATTTAATCGGGAAGGTAATACGGAAGTCCTCTAGTCCGAGCTTATACTTTTTGACTGCTTCCTCTGTAATCCCAAACCCTGCAAGTATACGCAGGTCTGTTGGACTGTTTAGCAAACGTTGATGGTACTCATCAATCATTGCTTCAGAAGGAAAGGGGAGTGTATGCTTGCTCCTCCACTGCTTGAGCACAAAATTGGCAACCGTGGCGTCAACGTCAAAGTACTTCATTATGAATTCTCTCTCAGTACCACCTACCTGACACTCTCCGTGGCAGTACCATTCGCCAGTTTCTGTGTTTACAGTAAAGGACGGGGTCTTTTCAGCGTGAAAGGGACAACAAGCATACAGCTGGTCCCCCGATTGCCTGGAGAAAGCTAGCACATGTTCGTAAATTAATGCCAAGGTATTCCTCCTCCAATGTCCTAGCAAAGGTAAGGGCGGCGGCTTGTTAGACCGCCGCCTCGTCCCAGTGCTGTGATACTAACCGCCCTTTAGTTACACCGGCAGAATCTTTTTGATGCGGTTGACGATGTCGCCGTTGTACGTCTCCTGGACAACACGTGCCTTAACCTCCATGCCGACGAGCTCCTGGACGTCTATCACAACGATACTACTGGTGTCGATGCCGAGAGCATCAAAGAGCTCTTTCAGCTTCCACAGGGCTTTGTCGATAAGTACGTAGTTGTCCCAAAGCTTACGCTGTCCTTCTACGTCCTGAACGGCGTAAGTAACTTTGAGCATAGGGTTGCCGGTTGAAGAAGTAGTCTCTTCAACCTGCTCAATCTGAAGACGATAGACGCCTTCCTCCAAGGGTTCTCTGCTGGGTACGCTAGAGAAATCAAGATTTAACATGATGTTCCTTTCCGAAGCTGCATTGCTTCGCTAGCCTAGGGTTAAACGTTCCCACTCAAGCTCGCTCTGCATTGCTTCGCTCCTACCATTTTACGCCTGGGTCGGCTAAATTATTACCCTTTTGGGTTTGGTGCCAGTAGTGAGAATTGAACTCACACGTCTTCACAACGTCTACCTAGTACTGACATATGGGAGTCACCTCCCATGTTGGTCGTAGTTAAAGTCACTTTCCTCTGACTTCCCCCCCCCCCGGTATTTTACGTCTATCAGGGGACTCCTGGACGGAGGTTATTGTTCCACTATCAACTACTTACAGGGTCCTCTTACCCAAGCCTCGTTATGTTAAGCTTTATAGAGCCTACCTTATGAAATTACATTTGGCCATGTCTTCCACAAGTTTTACTTTTCGAGTAACAAGTACTGTTAATGGCAGTATGCAAGCCTCGTAACCTGTCTTAAGTACGATATTGATACCTACCATTCCTGGCATCTCACCTGTAGGCATAGTACCAAGGAAAGCAACAATAACAAACAGTGCAGAATCAACTGTATTGCCAAACAGTGACGATATGATAGCTCTCCAGGTAAAGCCCTTCAGACTGTAAGGGTGCTTTCTCTTCATACGTCTGAAGACTCTGTCATTGACGAAGTCGCCACAAGTATAAGAGACTACAGAGGCAATAACAATTCGAAAAGAGCTTCTAAGTGCTATGGCAAAGTGGCTACCATCGTACCACTCCGGTTGGGGCAGAGCGCAGGATAGCATAATCAGCAATGAGAAGATAGTAGTCATAGCTGCTGCCATCCAGGATACTCTGCGAGACCATTTGTAACCATATACCTCAGAGAAGACGTCTGATAAAACATAGGTTATTGGGAATGTAAGCGTTCCTGCATCAATAGACCACCAAATGAATTGAATCATATGATTCGCTAGAATGTTGGACATTATCAGGAATGAGACGAATGTAACCACCAAGGTTACGAGTAGGGGAGATACGCGTTGATTTTTTTGCATGAGCTTTTACCTCCAGTTTTGTTTAGCCTGGTGTTCTGGTACAGGCTGTAGCTATTTCGTGAACAGCTGCTTGGCTGTGGGGTTTTTGTACTCAGCACCTACGCCAAGTCTGGTCTTACCTGGCCAGCGACCTTTCGCTCTATCTGTTGCATAGTAGTTACCGTTCATGTCCGTGTAGGTACGCACAACAATATCGAAGTACGTAGGCATCTCTTGGACCATTTTACCGTGGATAGCAGGTCCGCCGTATATAGTACCGGCGACCTCATCCTTGTCCATTTTCTCCTGCATAGTGAACACTTGATTAACAGGACACTTACGCAAAGCCTGTATTGCCAGCTTGTTGAGGTCTGTCATCATACCCCAGTGCTGTATCTGAAAGTTCTTACGAAAGTTCAGACCGGCACCTTTCAACTCAGGGTCCATAGACCTAAGCTCTTCCAGCATGTACCACTGGATTTCAGACCAAGTATCCCAAGCAACCCAATCAAACGGCTGAGTAATATACTCCACATACTCTTCTGGCTTCCTGCCCATGTTGAAAAAGTCGTTCCACTTCTTAACATCGTTAGCCGCTATCAGTTTGTAAGCCTGGTCCAGGTCTTTGAACTTATCAAAGGACACCACTGTGATGTTCTTAGTGTAGCCAGCATTCTGCAGGTCCGGTGCATTCTGCAAAGTCTTTATACCTTGGTCAATATCAATAATGAGTACTTGACCTAGCTCACCCAAGGTACCTATCAAGTGAGTCTTGCCTGTACCGGACGCTCCATACACTAGAGCAAAGATGGGGCCTGTATTTACTTGTGACAAATCAATAACCCTCATTTAATCACCTCTTATACTCATATTATATAGGCTTTTGCTTCAAAAATCAAGTGCACTAATATAAATTTTTTCAGTTATTTTAAATGTGCTCATAATTTTTCAAACTGCATTTCTTCTCAAACAAACTCTGATCCGCAGCTTTGGGTATGTCTGTTTTATGATGCACCAAAAGAGAAACGGGATTTCTTCGATCCGGTAAACTACACGCACAGGAACTTCGATGTTTCCTCTTTCGTTTATAGTAAACACGGCGCCACCGCCTTTCTCAATCCAAATGACGTTCAACCTTTTCGTCAAGGTGATCTTCTGTACGTTCCTGGAACTCCTCTTGGAACTCCTCCAGCACAGTCTCTTTGTCTAAGTTCTCATACATGTATGTACTGCAGATAGTTTTGAATGCACACATCTGGCAGGCAAAGTAGCTTGGATTAGGAGCTGCATAGCTGTTGTTTTCCACAAAGCTCTTTACGCTGTTGCAGCTTACGAAGAATGCCTGCAGGAAGTTGTCCTGGTCCTCATCTGAGTACTTGCACAGGGTCCGTCGATACTGGAATTGACGAAGCAACTTTTTAACCTCATTGAGGTAGATGCCTCCAAGTGTTGCGGGCACAGGCTCTTTATCAGCAGGTGCTCCTGCATTCAGCCATGCTGTGCGTTTACGCTCATTGTAATCAGCAACATAGCGCTTCAGCGCTTCAGTGTAAACACGAGGCTGTTCATCCATCCATATGTATGACTCATCTCTGAAGTTCTGTGTCGTCTTGTGCTCGAAGCCGTAGATAGCATTCTCTTCAACGTCCAAGGCAACTAAGTCAATGGAGCCGCATATAATGATGGGGTGCTCAAACTCGCCTGGAGTTTCTGTGGGCACGGGGTCGAATAAAAGCTCCCCCTTGCTGTCTGTGGGCACAAATTCAAACTTGTACTCAATGTCTAATACCTTGAAACGCTCCAAGTCCCCGGGAAGAACATTCTTGTAGTATCCAGGTATCATAGCCAAAAGCGCTGCATCACTGTCTGGCTGCATCTCACGCTTGACCATGTCCATAATCTTCTCCAGGCTGACGCCACAGTACATCATAGCCAGCGCTTCATGGAACAGTGTACCTAGAGCAAAGTGTGGTGGGGTCACGATCGGACGAAGGTGAAAACGATTGCGGCTAGATAATTGCCACTGCCTTTTACACGTCCTAAATGTCTTTATCTCTGATACGTCTATTCTCATGATATATCACCAAAAAGTTCCTTCAACAGCTCTTTTCTCATCATCAACCTGCTCCAGGAACTCTACGCAACCATTGATGAAGCGCCACTCTAAATCATCAACTTCAAGAGCTTGTTTTAGACAATGAAACAAATACGCTTTGTCTGTGATACTCACGTCCTCAAGCTTACAAGTCGTCTGAATCCCCAAGGGAGTGCATTCCATTTGTACTATACCTTTCACTCTAAAATCCTCCTAAAAAACTCACCACATTCCATGCAGTGGTATAATCCCCAAGAACCATTCTCAGGGTATTTAATGGGGTCGTACTCTTCTGTGTTCCAACTGTCACAGTAGAGACATTGTACCTGACCATAGTGCTCGTCTAAGACGAACCCCTTGCGACCTAGTGCTGGGTTGTACGGTAATTCTTTCTCACCGAGACAATAGAGGCACACTTTTAGAAGCCTGCCATCATCGTCATAGTCATACACCATGTCATCCGAAGGTACCCAGCATTTACACTCCGGACAATGCGCATACCCATCACTCATTGTCTGATACCTTAATGTCAATACGAATGACATTCTTGACCTCGTAAACCTTGACCTTGTCGTCAATGTCTACTCGCTTACAGACGCCGCTTAAAATAGTTTCGATAGCTTTGCAAATCTTCTCATACAGTTCAGGTGTCATAATGTACCCTCCTTTCTAAATAGTCAAAGCCCCTGACACTTTGTTGTTCTAGATTTAACTACCGTCGCATGCACTAGCAATTGACCTGTGTTAGCTCCGACAGCAAACTGTCAGGGGCTTCGACGTTATGTATAAAGTCGGTAGGGGGTTCCTTTGGTAAGAGGAGGAAGGAGCAAGTACCCCTAGAGTCAACCGGAGGAGCTGGATCCCCCTACCAGACTTGTCTGATGGTAGATTAGGCTTTCGCCTTAACTGCATCAGCAGCAGCCTGAGCTTCTGCTGCCAACTTCTTTGCGTACTCGCCGCTGAAACGTTCCTTCAAAGCAGCCTCAATACCGGAAGGTCCAATGCCCTTGAGGTTCAGCATTCCGTTAGAAATGACTTTAATGTCGTTGCCGTCATAGTCACCTTTGTTAGGAGACTTTACAGGACGCAGCACGGTGTGAGAAAGAGTCTGCATGACGATTTCATACACATGAGGATCATCCTTAAGTGCTACGAACATACCGCTGGACATCTCGTGATTAGCGAAACGACGTGCAGGAACCATCTTGCCGTCAACCTCGATCTTCCTGCCATAAGCACCGCCCTCGCCGCGCGGAGCTCTGCGCCCGTCAAGCTTCTTCAGCTCTTCGTCAATCTCAAGAGCCTTAGCGATAACAGCTTCCAGGTCCGGTAATCCCTTCTCAGCATCGAGACGGCGAGTTATGAACCTCTCGATAGCGTCCCAGTTGTATACCTTCGCGTCATAGACGACGCCCTCTTTCGGCTGCTTAGCCACGCTGTATAAACGAACCGGTTTGAGATCGAATACAGCAGCAAGAGCCTTGAGTGTGGGAGTGCCCATCTTTTCCATTAAGGGTTCGATTTTGTTGGTCGCTTTTACCTGCGCATTGTTTTTGATTTCTGTTGCCATTGTAGGTTCCTCCTAGTATTTTTTGGATTTTTTTTTTCCTTAATTATATTATATAGGCTTTTGAAGCAAA